TGATCTTTTTGAACATTTTCGTAAATATCTAATCCAGCATTTCTTTGTATTGGTTCATCATATACCATCGTCCTCAATTTTGCAGGATTGATGAGTGTATTAACAGAACCTAAGAATTCACATTCAAACTCAATTTTAAACTGTTGTTCAGATGTGTTTGCAATAGTCTGTGCTTTCCATTCAGCATCTCTACCAGGAACCTGTGACCAATGAACATCTGTAGGAATATATTCATTCTTTCCTCTTTCTGCATCATGCCAATACCTATAAAAATGATTCATCCCGTGAGGGGTAGATACCATTATTACTTTCGTTGACTTACCAGACGTAATAGTAGGATAAACAGAACTAAAGAACGCTTCTGCGATATGATTTGGGACAAAGGCGAACTCGTCGAGGAAAAGGATATTGAACGACATGCCTCGGACAGCACTTGCAGACGTAGAAGCAGCCAGTATCTTTGATCCATTCTCCAGTTCTAAACTACCTTTATTCCAGGATATTATACCCTGCTGCATCCATTTAGGCAAATTCTCATATGCAATCTGCAGTCTGCTTAATAAATCTCTAGCAGTTGCTGCCTTGTTAGCAAGAATACCAATATTCGTACTATCGTTAAAAACAGCATAATGTAAAAGATAAGATACAGACGTAGTTGACTTACCAGTCTGTCTAGGCATCTTACAGATATTAAATCTGTTTTCGTGGAAGTTTCTAATTAACTTTTCTTGGAAGTCATATGGATGAAATTGGGTTAATCCTTCATCCAAAGAAACAATCTTTATATAATTATTAGCAAAGTATACAGGATCCTTCTTACATTTAATAAATTCAATGACTTGATCTTCTGTAAATTCATGAGCAGTATTCGCTTTTTTTAAATTGGGATTACCAAGGTAAATATCATCAGACATCTAATTCCTTCCTCCAGTCTGAATGTTCAGCACCTTTTACAAAAGTAGGAACTAATTTATCTGGTTTAACCAAATCAATTACTTCAAATGCTAAATTTCCATCAGCATCATTAACTTGGATACTATCTTCTTCCCAAGGTGTATTATTTTTTGTCATTGTTTAAAAGTCCATCTTTAAGCATTTTAGATAAATCGGAAGTTGATCCAACAAATACCGCATTATTAGTAACTTGTGTTGGTTTTCCTTTATCCTCATCAATTTCTTTAACTTTCTTCTGAAGTTCCATTAATTTATCTGTAGTATCAGCAACAGACTTAATAATTTGTCCTGCAACTTCATATGCTCTTGGACTTGCACTTTCACCTGCAAGTTCCATAATACCATTAAGAGATTCTTGTCCCTTTTCGATAAGTGAATATAAATTGGAACGAGTATATTCATAGTCCTTATCCACATCATCAGTGACATTTTTAAGAGCATCTTGCCTCTTTAAACATCCACCTTCTGGTGTAGTACTTACTTCAATATTACTATCAATATTGAGTGCTGCATCAATAGGATCATAATTAGACATCTTGTTGTTGTACTGGGCTATAGGTTTGAGCATCACTGAAGAATGATGTTGTTTCACTGAATCCAAAATCATCACCAGGACTAGCAGTAATAGGATCTGGTTCAACAGTGTATCTCATCTCTCTCTTAGCTTGTGCTGTATTGGTATCCATAGCAGTATCGACAATAACTTTCTTGATAAGTCCTTCTGAGGATTCTGCGACAGGTCCGAATAGATAGGTTTTTGCTGAAAATCTTATTGTATATATTAATGCTCTTCTTGTAGCATAGTCTCCTTCATAATCATCTTGGAATGAAATATTATTTAAAACGATAGGAATATCTCTTTTTTCTCCAATAATACTCACCAAATCAATAGTTAAATTAAATGAAGGTTGGAAATATGGGAGTATCTGCTCTACAATTTGTAATGCATCATCATTCAACTTAGACATAATACTAAGTTCAAATCCCAAATTATAAGGGACAGGCATATAAACCTTCTTTAACTTACTATCTCTACTATCAACTGCTTTAAATGTTTGAGTAATACCTGACTTTCTTGTTGCATCATATTCAATATCTGTCATCTCAAATGACATTCTTGGTAATGTTATAGCAACCATTTTATTCAAATCTGGTTGTTGTTCCAATCTTGCTAGAAATTTTTGAGATGGTCCATATGCCAATGGAACCTTCATTTCTTGTATTACATTATTGCCAGGTTGATCATGATGTTTAACGTAAATGTTATTAAACAAAGTACCAAAACCAATAATGGTTTTTCTTATAATTTCGTGATAATAATAGGTTCCTAACATCAGTATACACCAAATGGATTTGACTCAGTAAAGTCTAAGATAAGATCAGCATCAAATTCGAAGTCTTCATTCTGAGAGTATTTATCTGTGGTAGTGCTTGCTGTACCTGGAATTGAAAGTTCATAATTAGCACCAGATTTACTTCCAAGTATTCTTTCACCATAAGAGAAGGTTCCAGTCATAATACCAACTTGAAGAATTGCGGTATCTGCATTCCAATTCTTAACCCTTGCAGCAACATTAGAAGTCTGCCCAACAACCTCTTCATTGAACCAGTATGTACCAACTCCAACCGTAGCAGCAGTACCAACTGTAACTGTTGGTGGTGAGAAGAATCCATATCCAGAATCAAGAATATAGAATCCTGTTATTGGTTGTGATGAAGCAGTACCAACAATTGCTTGAACGGAAGCTGGTTGATTTGGTGTTAAAGATGGATTACTTATTGCTACCGATGGAACTTCATCATAACCCATACCATGTTTAGTTATTCTAATTTCCTGTAAACCCTTAGAATTTAACGGTATAACAGAAGCAGTAGCAGCAGCACCTACTCCTCCACCACCACTAATAGTTACAGTTGGTGCGGTCAATCCATAACCAACACCCATGTGAGTCATACGTATATACTCAAGTGAGGTAATATTATTTCTTGTAGTAAGAATACCAACACCAGTAGCAGTTGTTCCACTACCTGGTAAAGAACTTGGTGCTGAGAATGTTATTGTTGGAGCACTGGTGTACCCAGAACCATCTTCATTTAAGAAAACTTGCTCAACACAACCAGTACCAATAATTGCTGTTGCTGTTGCATTATCGGCTTCTTTAATCAGTTTTAAATCAGTGATATGTCCAAGATCTTCTACTTTAGTATCAATTGCTTCAATAGAAGTATCAATAATTTCATCCTCATATTCGAAGAGTTCACATTGAAGTTTGTAAATATAATTCTTACCTAACTGATAGAAAGGATCTTCGTGCTCTACGAATTTAACTTCAAATAATCTTGCTCCTAATGGGAAAAATATTAAATCACCTTCTCTAGGTATAGTATCTATTACAATTTCACTATCAGGCATAGATTCCAGAAAAGGAGCAATAAAATCTTCAAATCTTTCTCTAGAAATAGATATAGTCAACTCATCTTTTAAAGTCATACCAAATTTGGTCATGATATCACCTTGTCCACCATAACCATCAAAAGTTTCTACATATGCCTCTAATAAGAAATTATCATCAAATTTAGATCTTTCAAGTTCTTCAAAAATAGTACTTCTGTTTACAATCTTTCTTGGAATATACGTTACTTCAACACCATAAATCTTCAACTGCTCATTAATGAGCGATTGTACTAGATCTTGTTCTCCAGGAGAACCTTGTAGAAAAAACGGATTAAGTGCCATTATCCAATCATATCTAATGGTGGAAGTTCGTATTCAGTAGACATTCTTTCTTTAATATCTGCTAAATCTTGTATTGCATCATCATAAATTTCACGTCCATTAAGTTCAATACCACCAGGTAATTTGGTTCCTTTAAACTTAATTAGGTTCTGACCCCACTGTCTTTTAATAAGAGCAGTCAAATACTTCTTAACAAAAGTGTCATTATATGCTCCTGCAAAATTTTCAGGATCCAATGCTCTATAACAATCAACAATTATCCAATCATCAATCTGTTGAGCACCCCAATCAATATCCAAATATAATCGATCTTGTCTCTGATTAAATCTTATTTGCTTATCTGTTGTAAGTAAAAAATCTATATCTTCAAGATAAGATTTAGTCATTGCATACTGCAATAAATTAACTGAATTAAAATAATATAAGTCATTTAAGAATAACTGATATTTTATGCTGAACATTCCACCAGAAATGGAACTACTGTCAAATTTAAAGACGTTATTAATACCGATTACAGCATCTGGAACCTGTATGAAATTAGATGTTTCATACCAATTACTAGTTGTAGTACCATATCCACTTATAGCTGTTGATGTAGCAGTTGTAGTTACTATTCCAACTCCTGTCGTATCTTTTGCTTTTCCTCTATTAATATCTTCTTCACTAAGCTTGTACTTCATGTACATCTTTTCGACACCATCAAAGTGCCTTTCATTAAAATATTGAAAAGTATCATCTACTAAATCATCTATTTGATCATCATCAACGTTAATTTCCAAGACAGGAGCACCCAACTGCCTTTTACAGTACTGTACCAGTTCCTTTCTTGTGGTTGGTTTAGCCATTAGAATTGTTCAGAATCAATGTTTGCTGCGATTTGCTTTTTTGTTCCTCTATTCTTCCTCTCCAATTTTTTTGTTAAATCATCAACTTTTTCTGTCAATTCTTTAACTAGTTGATTTAATGTTGAATTTTTTGCCTCTAGAGCAACAACTTGTGAGAATAAATCAAAGGATTTTTGTTGATATGTTATTATCAAATTTTTATAATCTGTTTCATTCATGGGTTTATATAATAAAAAAGGTGGGATTGCTCCCACCTATATTTATAAGTTATTTTTTAACCGTTAGAACGATCCACCATCTACGGTGATATTATGCAGGATTCTTTGTGATCCATCATGTCCAATTGTCTCTGTTGTACCTGCTGCATCCTTAACCCATACTGATCCAATTTCTAATGCTGCATGTGCAGCAGCAGTCAGAACGCTAGTGGATTCAGAAACATCTGAAGCAACAACAACTCTTTGTACAGAATCATCCCAATATAAAGCAGCCTTCTTAGCAGAACCACTGTAGTAGTGCATTATTACACCAACGTCAATGTTGGCATCTGAAGTTGGTGCTACCAGTGATCCACCACTGTTAACAAGACCAACTTCAATCAAACTATCTTCAACCTTTAACGTCTCTGTGTTTAAGATTGATTGTGTACCCAGAACTGTCAGATTACCAGTTACAGTAGCGTTAGTTGAAACTGTAAGAGCACCAGTAACGGCAAGTGTAGAACCATCAAAAGTTAGATTTGCACTATCTTCTAGTTCTCCAGCAGTACCAGCAATAACAACTCTATTGTCAGTTATAC